AGATCATGGGTCTGAGCGACATTATGAGAGGCGCAACAGATCCAAACGAGACGCTTGGTGCACAGCAACTCAAGACGCAGTACGGCTCGACACGCATCCGCGACAAGCAACAGGAACTGGCGCGGCTGGCGCGCGACCTGGTGGAGATTACGAGCGAGATCATCACCGAAAAATTCGATGACGACACCATCATCGAGATGAGCCAGGTGCAGCTGCCGACCAACAAGGATCAGGAAAAGAAGGCGGCACAGATGCAGCAGCGGCTGATGCAATTGCAGCAGCAGATGCAGCAGATGCAGCCGCCACCGCCGCCAGAGCCAGGCCAGCCGCCGGCGCCGGATCCGAAAGCTCAATTGCAGGAGCAGTTCGCGGCGCAATTGAAGGAACTGCAGAACCTGCCGCAAGAGCCGACGATCGACCAAGTGTTGAAGTTTCTTAAAGACAGTCGCGTAAAGTCTTTTGTCCTCGACATCGAAACTGACAGCACCATCATGCCGGATGAGCAGGCTGAGAAGGCACAGCGAACCGAGTTCGTGGCGACGATGAGCGGCATGCTGCAGCAGATGGCGCAGATGGTTGGAGCGGCACCGGAGGCGGCCAAGTTCTGTGGCGAGATGCTGAAGTTTGCGCTGGCGCCGTATCGCGTTGGCCGCACGATGGACAGTTCAATTGATGACATGATCGAGCAGGCCGAGGCCAAGGCCGGCCAGGCCAAGGGCGACGATCCGACCACGGCCGCGGGCAAGATTGCGCTGCAGATCGAGCAGATGAAGCAGATCACGGCGAAGGAAAAGAACCAGCAGGACGCCACGCTGAAGGCGATGGAGTTGAAGCAGAAGGATACTCACAAGCAGTGGGAATTGCAGAACGAGATGCAAATCAAGCAGGCCGAGCTGCAGGCCAAGATGCGCGATGGTGAGGGCAAGATAGCGGTTCAGAACCAGAAGGCGATGACCGACCGCGAGGCGCACCAGATGCACATCATCGAGAAAACGCAGGACATGGACCTGGCGCGGCAGAAGGCGCAGGTGGCGATGCAGACGGCCGCGCAGCAGTCTGTTGCCAAGCAGAACGACATGGCAGCGCGCGCACTAGAGCGGCAACAGAAGGCGATGCAACCAAAGGGGCCAATCTAATGGGCAATCCGACAGTCATGCCGTTGTGGTTTGGTGGCGTCACGGGGATATCCAACGTCATGGATATTTCCGGGGTCGAGGCGGTGGTTGGCTTGATCATGCCGCCGGCCTGGACGCCTGCGGTTGTCACGATCGAGGGATCCGCCAACGGCGTGGATTTCTATCCGATGTATGAGGGCCGCAATACGACGCTCCTGAGTTTCAAGGTGCCGCCAGGGACCATGATTGCGATTGATCCCAGCCATTTACGCTGCTGCAAGGCAATTCGGTTGATTTCCGGCATGCCAGGCCAGTCGATCCCGCAAGGCGAGCCGCGGGAGTTTGGCCTGATTGTCGAGATGGCGGCGACGGGGAGATAGCAATGGCAACTCCGGTCGTTGTCGTTCCATCTGGCGGTATTGCTGTCACCGAAGTGGTCAACGGCCTGCCGGTGACGGCTGTGGCAAACTATGGCTTTGCCGTCACGGTGGTGGCGTCGGGTGGCCTGGCAGTGACGGGCGTCGACGCCGGCTCGAGCGTCGGGCCGGATTACCGGATGATCGCGCGGCCTGGTGCGTTCCAGCTGGGCGGCGAGAGCATGGAGATCGTCACTGGCATTGCGATGCTGGCTGGTGCTGGTGCTTTTACACTAGCATTTAATGACGCGACTTTGGTGCCGCCGGCGCCAACGAGCATTACCTGGGACGCGGCGCGGATGGATACGCCGTATATTGTCCTCACCAACGGCAATCTGACCGCAACGCTCGATAGCCCACGCTCCGGTTATTTCTCGTTTGTGAAGGGCTCAGGTGCGGGCCACAGCACGGGCAAGTACTGTTTCACGGCTTTAACAGGAACGCATAACAACAGCCGTGTCGGCATTTGCAACGCGGCTTTTCCGCTGTTTGGAGACAGCGCGGTTAATCTCAATATGAACCATTTTGGCTGGGGCAGCAACGCAGGGGCAACAACCGGCGCGTCTCCGTACGGTCCTGTTGGTAGCGGATGGACAACAGGCGATACGGTTACGATTGCTGTTGATTTCACTGCTATGAGGATATGGCTAAGGGTGAACAGTGGGCTGTGGAATAATGATGGCGCCGCTAATCCGGCGACGGGGACAAATGGCCTCCAGATGGACGCTGGTGGCTTTGTGCTACTTCCTGGGCCTTATTTCCCCTTCGTCGGCCTCCAAATTCCCGGTAATTCGTGGACGGCGAATTTTGAGCCAGCTTCCCCGCCTGCTGGCTTTTTACCGTGGTGAGATAGATGGGATTTTTACGCACCACAATGCCATCAAGCACGGCCGGGGTTGTTACTCTGGATGCGGGTGCGGGGGCGTTTGACTTGGCGGGGCAGAGTGCCGATCTGAAATCGGCTGCTGCTGCTGGCGGCAAAAATATCCTGCTCGGCCTTGGCGGGCTGACTTACTACAACAGTTTTTTCCCGCTACTGAATTGGTACAAAGGCGCGGAGGCTACGGAGCTTTTTGTAGCCGTTACATTCACAGGCGGCGGAAGTCCAAATGTTCTGTTGACCGCGCATAACCTTGAGGTCAATGACGCCTTTTCATTTCAGAACACGGGCGGGGCGCTCCCCGCTGCCATCACCGCCGGTCCACCATACTTTGTCAAAACCGTAGTGAATGCCAATACGTTCACCGTCTCTGCCAGTCAGGGTGGCCCCGTCATCAATATGGCGACGGCAGGCACTGGCGTACACACGATTTATTGTAGCGGTCTGGTGGCGTGGCATACCGGGCGGATTGATCCAGCGACGGGCGACATCAAACCCAATCTCGGAGTAACGAAGCGCGAGGAGATGTTCTTTACACATCCCGCCGATGCACAGCGGAACGCTGGTGCCAATTACGACGGCGAGACATGGGTCGCTGAATGGGATGGCACCGGCACGGGGTTCATCATGAACCTAACCCCTGGAGGAAGCCAAACCCCCGTGGGATCAAACAAGATCACCTTTACGATGGGGACGCCGCAAAATGCCGGTGTCAAGTTGCAGCTGACTGTGACCAATCAAGCTGACCCGCCGGTCAATCCCCGCGTCTATCAGGCACGCTACACGACTAACGTCACCAATGGCGAACTGACCAATCCCGACTGGCGCGTGGAGATGGCGAAGTTTCCGACGCTGCGTTTCATGGACTGGCAGTACACCAATAACTCCAACATCATGGATTTCAGCCAGCTTGCTACTGAGAATTACTACCGCTGGGGACAGCAACTTAACTACATCACGGATGTGAATACGGGCTTGGTCACGTCAATGGGGCCGAAGGGCGGTATCCACCCCTCGATCATCTGCAAGACGTTAAACGAGACTGGCTGCAAGGGGCACGTCAACATTCCCACCGCCTTCACCGACGCGGCGGTGCTGGAGTTTGCCACCTACATGCGCGACCACACCACCAAGCATGTCACTTATGAATTTAGCAACGAGATCTTCCACTATGGTTTTTATCAAATGGGCTATGCGGTGGCGCAGGGCAAGCTGCTCGGCGCTTGGCCTACTGATGGTGACTATTATCAAGGATTGAAGTGGTACGGCTATCGCTCTGCTCAGGTCATGAAAATCATTCGGGACACCTACGCCGACACGTCGCGCTGGAGCGGTGGGATTATTTCCCAAGCCACCGGCATCGATCCGATGACGCAGGCGCTGGCGGGCGTTAATTACTGGATATCATCAACGCTCTCTCCGCTGCATGTGAACGATCTTTTCCGCGCGACATATTACGGGCCGTACTACGGGGCTTGTACAGATGGCTTGGGGCTTGCCTACGCGCGGCCTATTCTAGACATCACCAAAGCAAACCCCGCCGTAGTTACAAGCACAGGGCACGGCCTCTCTAACGGGGCTCGCATAAAGCTATTCATTCGGGGCGGCATGACGCAGCTCAATAATACGTTTTGCACTGTGGCGAACGTAACGGTCGATACCTTCCAGCTGTCTGGCGTCAACAGCACGGGCTACACGACCTTTGCCGCCGACAATAACTATTGGGTGCCTGCCGCGTTGTGGGATTTGATGGACGCCAGTGAGGCGCTTTATCCCGGCACCAACCCAAGTCCCTATACTTACTTCAATGACCAGTACAAGCAGGCGTGCCTGACCGGGACATGCGCCGCACCCGGCGTCGTTCTGCCCTATCCGTTGACGTTCTTTCAGTCTGTGTGGGTAAACCAGAAAGCCTTGGCCGATACTTACGGGTTGCAGATGCGCCAATATGAAGCTGGCAACCATTTTGTGGGTGCCGGTGCCGTAACCCAGTACGGCGGTGAGCCTCAGTTAAATAGGTTTGTGATACAATGGGGCCACTCACAGGACAGCGCCGACGTCGAAGGTGCATTCCTAGCTGCGTGGAACACCCTCGGCGGTTTCGAGAGTGCAAAGTTTCAGGAAGCTGGCGGCATCAGCCAATTTGGTTGCTGGGCGGGCATTCGTTATTGGCCAACAGTGGCGAACGGCGGAACGACAGACATTAACAACCCGCTGTGGCAGACGATCACATATTACAATCAGCTCTAAGGGAGACAGTCATGCCACTCGCGACATTCAACAAGTTCAACTCGTTCTCCGAGGCGATCGCCGAGAAGGTTCACAACCTCGGCAGTGACACACTGAAGGTGATGCTGACCAACACGGCGCCGGTGGCGACCAACACGATCAAGACCAACATCACCGACATTACCGCGGTCGGCACCGACTACCCGGCTGGCGGCAAGCAGGCGGCCATCACCAGTTCAGCGCAGACATCAGGCGCCTACAAGCTGGTGCTGGCCGACGTGGTGTTTGGGCCGGTGTCGGCGAGCGTCGGGCCATTTAGGTATGCGGTGCTGTACAACGACACGGCGGCCAGCAAGGAGTTGATCGGCTGGTGGGACAATGGCGCCAATGTTACGCTGACATCCGGCCAGAGTTTCACGGTCGACTTCGATCCGACCCTCGGTGCGGTGACGATAACCCCGGTGTGATGCCATGAGCAATTCCGAGGAAATCTATTACGATCCGATGACGGGGATGCCGATCGGCGCCGCGAACGTGGTGGATCCTCGCGTTACTGACTACGGCCAGGCTGATCTGCGGCCGTTCGCGATGGGCGCCATCGCGGCGCAGAACCACTACCAGCCGTTCAAAGGCAGCATGACCACCGGCGACACGCCGTGGCAGAAGATGGACATCGAGGAACTGAACCGCGATGCTCCGCGCGACCTGACCGGCGGCGATCCCGCGACCACCAGGTGGCTGGCGCAACAGGCCGGCGACCTTCTAGTGCCGACCGAGCCCTGGGAATACGGCCTGATGGCTGCAGGGCCGGCTGGGCGTGTTGCGGGAAAACTCGGTAAGGCCGGCGCTGCCGCCATTGGCATGTACGGCAGCATGGTCGACGAAGCCTCGGCGGATCCTCTCACCAAGATCGGCAAGAAGAGCGGCGGCATCATGGGGGACATCCTGAAGGCTGCCACCATCACCCGCGGCGCCCCGCGCGGTGTGCTGACCCTGGAGGATTTTACGCCGCCTGCGATGCAGTCCGCGATTGCGCCCAGCGCCCTGAAGAACGCCTACCGCGATCCCAGGCTGAAGGCGAAGGCAGAGGCCATCTGGCACACCTACCCGCAATATGCCGAGCAGTATCCCGACATCGGGCCGCCTGCGCTGAAAGAGAAAGCGCCTGACCCCAAGAACCCAGGAAAGTTCTTGATCGCGCCGAAGAAGGGGGAAATTCCCTACGCTTCAATGGAAGAGGCGCTGGCGAAGGCTGAAGAGCCCAACTTCTTCCTGGAGAAGAAGCTAACGCCGGAGGCCGAGAGATTTCAGAAGCAGCGCAATATCGTGCAGCAGGACATGGATTTGCACGGCTATCAAAAGTATTTCGACCCGGCCAAGCGGGCCGACATCCCAGCATCCGATTATGGGCCGTTTGTAGATACCGGCTTGGCAGCCGCGCCGAAGACGGCTGTGACGGACGCCAAGTTCATGGAAAAATACGGCACTGAAGATGCACGCAAGCGGCTGCAGGAGGGCTACGCGAAAGGCCAGTCGCTCGGCAACGCCGAGAACTGGTATTACATGAAACAGCTGCAGGACAAGTACGTCGAGGTGCTTGGCGAGAAGGCTGGCAAGGATGCGTTCAAGAAAGAGTTCAGCGGCATGATGGCCGCGACCACCGGCGGCGCCAGTCCTTACAACAACTTCCTGATGTCGCACTATGCCGGCTACCTCAACAAGCTAGGGCAGCGTGTCGATCAGCGCGCCTACGAGATGCCGTTCCCGATCGGCGGCAGGTTTGCATCCGGCAACATGGATCAAGCTCAGAAATACATCGACAGTGGCATGAAAGGGTTCGACCCGGCGAAGAACCCGAAGCGATATGATTTCGACAACGCCCTAGCGGGCGACAGGAACGCCGGCGTCATCGATGAGCAGATGTCGGGTGCGTTCATCCCTGGCATGACCATCCCAGACTGGTACGGCCCAGCAGCCAGGGTCTTGCGCGAGGAGGCGGCCAAGGCAGGCGCCGACCCGCGCGCGTTCCAGGATGTCGGCTGGGCCGGGCTGAAGGCTATCAAGACCGAGGAGGCAGCCGCGGCTGCCGCTGCGAAGCGCGCAAAGGCTGGCATTGGGCACAACAGCCAACCATTCAAATTCGAATACGAAGGCCCGATGATCGACCAGGTTAACCGATCGATCGAGACGACGCACCGCCTGACCGGCATGCCGATCGAGGAGATTGTAGTGCGCGGTCTGATCAAAAAAGAAATCCCAATGTACGGCCTCGGGGCTGTTGGAGCCACTGGTGTCATGGGTGGACTAGCGCGACAGGATAAGTATCAACCCGAAGAGAGGATGTAACATGGCCCAATCTGCAATCACGGTGACCGTCCCGAACCCGACGCCGCCGACCAATATGTCGTTCGTCGGGCAGACGCCGCCTAATGCTCCGACCCAGCTGGTGGCCGATGACGGCGTGGCTGGAACGCTGACGGTGTTCGCGGCCAAGACGGCCAGCGCCGACAACGCCAACTTCCCGAGCGTCGATCATGAAGGCAAGGGCACTGAGACGGTGGTGGTGGCGCCGGGCTCCCGCGTCGAGGCGCCGACAGTGTCGTTCTCGGATCTCGGCAGCTACACCACCACTCCGAACCGCGATCACGCCTCCAGCATGTCGCCGGCGACCAACCCGACGCTGGCCTCGGTGAGTGTCGGCTCGGCCGTCTCCGGCACCGGCACGACGCTGCTGACCTGCACCGGGACCGGCTTCACGCAGGGTTGCCGGATCTGGGTCAACAATGTCGAGCAAAGCACGACATTTGTCAGTGCGACATCGCTGACCTCGACCATCCAGAAGAAGCGCGAGGCGGGAACGTGGCCGGTCGACGTCAAGCTGGGCGGGACGCCGGTTTTGTCGCAGCGGACAATCACTTGGACGTAAGCCGATCTCGCGCGTTAAGGAAAAGAAGGCTTCAGACGACCCACAAGGAGACGACCATGGCGCAAACGCAACACCCCAAGAACCAGGGCTCCGACGAGCCCAATGCTAAGAACCTGGTCAAGCAGGGCTCGATGGATCAGTCCAAGGCTGGTCAGCCTGTTCAACAGCAGGGACAGGGCCAGCAGCAGCCGGTGCAAGTGCATCCGCGGGGGGAAGAAGACCGCGAGCAGAGCCGCAAGCGCCAGCAGGAGGCCTGGGACGAGGCCGCCAGGCGCGAGAAGGACAACAACCCGGCGACCCGCCCCCAGCGCGAATATGACAAGAACGCGCCCGGCATGCATCCGGCCAACCAGCCTGACCCTGACACCAAGCTGTACAAGGCGACGAGGCTGGATCTGGAGGATGTCACCGGCAATCCGGGGGGCCGCGGCGTTAATCCCGACGCGCCGGCCGGCAGCATCAACGGACCCGGCCCGGATCGCACGG